CGCTCCCTGGTGGAGCAGGAACTGGAGCCGGTCGCCAAGGACGCCAGCAACCCCTCCACCCGCTCCAAGTACGCCACGCTCGCGGCCGTGATCCAGGCGGTGCGGCCGATCTACTCCAAGCACGGCATCATCGTTGAGTTCGACACCGGCCCCGCCGATCAGGATGGCTGGATCAGGGTGCTGGCGTTCCTGTCGCATCAAGCCGGCTACAAGCGCACCTATCACATCGATATGCCGGCCGATGGCAAAGGTGCACAGGGGCGCGATGTGATGACCCGCACCCACGCCACCGGCTCGGCCTTCACCTACGGCCGCCGCTACCTGCTGCTGGGCATCTTCAACCTCGCGGTCGAGGATGACGACGGCAACGCCGCCAGCCGCGGCAAGGCCAACACCGGCGAATTGCTCAACACCGAGCAGATGCAATTCGTGTGGGAGAAGGCGCGCGAATACTGCGATCCCGACGTGCAGCAGGAATGGGTGGAACTGCTGGTCAAGACGCTGGGCCACGATAATCTGGCCGAGGTGCCGGCATCGCTGTTCGAGATGCTGCGGCAGAAGATCATCGCCTGGCCGAAATCGCCGGGCGCCAGCAAGTGGAAAACGCAATGACGGTGGAGATCATCGACTGCGTGCAGGGCACGCCGGAATGGTTTCAGGCGCGGTTGGGCATTCCAACCGCGTCGTGCTTCAAGGACGTGCTGGCCAAGGGTGAGGGCAAGGTGCGCGCAACCTACATGCGCCGCCTTGCCGGCGAGATCATCACCGGCCAGCCGGCCGAAACATTCCGCTCTCCCGAAATGGAGCGCGGCAACCGGATGGAGGATGAAGCCCGCGCCAACTACATTTTCGGCTGGAACAATACCCGGCCGACGCGCGTGGGCTTCGTGCGGCGGGCCTATGTCGGTTGCAGCCCCGACGCCTTGCTGGGCGACGACGGCGTGCTGGAGATCAAGACGCAAAAGCCCGAGCTGCTGATTGCCACCCACGACGCCGACCGCTTCCCGCCAGAGCATGTGGCGCAGTGCCAGGGCGCGCTGCTAGTCACCGGCCGCAAGTGGGTTGATCTGTGCGTGTACTGGCCGGGCATGCCGATGTTCGTGAAGCGCACCGAGCGCGATGAAACCTACATCGACATGCTGATGGACGAACTCGCCAAGTTCAACAACGAACTACAGGCGATGGTCGCCCGCGTGCGCGCCTATGGCCAGAGGGCGGCAGCATGACAGACCGCATCCCGATCGTCCGTAACACTCTGCGCAATGATCTGCTTGACCGCATCAAGGATAAACACATGGTGTGGTGGAAAGACAGCTTGGAGCTTTACCGTATGGCCGGCCTCAAGCCGTCCGCGTTTGGTAATGACGTGCTGTTCGTGCTGACCTACCAGCTTGCCTGGATGCTGGAGCATTACGAGATCGACACCGACACTTTTGTCGATAGCCTGCGGGCCGCCAGGAAGGCTTATGTGGAGGTCAATGAATGAGCGTGCCCTCACCGATCTACTTCACATGGAACGGCGAGGCGATGGAGCCAATGGACAGGTTTTCGCGGCTGGCCGAGCGCACCTTCACGTCGGGCCACGCCTATCGCATGATCGTGGAGGAGGAGCGCAGCGGCGCCAGCCATCGGCAATACATGGCGGCGGTGCATGAAGGCTGGATGCAGTTGCCCGAGCCGTGGGATATCGCGTTTCCGACCGAGGAACACTTGCGGAAGTACCTGCTGATCAAAGCGGGCTTTTGCACCATCACCAAGGTGGTGGGCACCAAGCGCGTGCCGGTCGACGGCTATGCGATCGTCTGCGAGGAGGATGGCGTAACGACGATCTATCAGGCCAGGTCGCAATCCTACCGAGCCATGGGCAAGGAGGAGTTCGCCAAAAGCAAAACCGCGGTGCTCGATCTGCTCGCCGACATGATCGGGGTCACCACAACGCAATTGCTGGAGCGCGGCAATGGCGAGGGTTGAATTCAGTGTGAGCGTTAGGAGCCAAGCCTATGAACGAGCAGGGGGGTGCTGTGAGCACTGCGGATTGCCGATCGGAGGAGAGCGGCCGGAATACCACCACCGAATTCCCTGGGAAATTTCCCGCGACAGTTCACTGTCGAATGCAGTTTGCCTGCACAAACGATGTCATCGAGAAATTACTCGATCAGATATCAAAACTATTGCAAAAGGCCGGCGCATCAGACGCAAGCGCAGCGGTATCGATAAGCCCGGAAGGTTTCCGACCAACCGCAAAGGTCCGTACAAGCGCCGGATGGATGGCACCATCGAGAAGCGCAGATGACGTGTAAACCGCCAAAATTCGACATCCCAGTCACGGTCAGTGAGCGTGAGTTGCAGGCAATGATCCAAATCTATGCGCTGCGCTTGAGCCATTTTCAGTCAGACAATTCCTACATCAGATGGAATGTCGACCGCATGCATGCGCTGACGCTGCTCCTGCCCAAACCAACCAAGCCGGAAAAAAGCAGATGAGTAACCCGTTGCACTCGCTGCTGTGGTGGACGGCATTGTTCCTGTCGCTCACGGTCATCATCGTATTTATCACCGGCTGCGCGGTGCCACTGCGATGACCGACATGGGTGATATCGCTAACATGCGAGCGGCCGCAAAGGCATGGCGTGCAAACGCCGTAGCATCCGGGGAAACCGTGCGAGCGCACGATAAAATAGACGAACTGATTGACGAGATCGAGCATCTACGGCGCAGACTGTATGAAGTTGATGCGCAGTTGACCGCCGAGGATCACATCCACGCGCGGGAGAACATGACCCTGCGCGCCGAGAAAGATGCCGAGATCGAGCAGCTGCGGCAGGACAACGCCGAAATGCGCGAACTGATCAACACGCTGGCAGAAGGCCGCGCCCTGGAGCCAAAGCCATGACCGACATTGTCGAGCGGCTGCGCGATGGCACATACTGTACGGTCGGATGCGCCAAACTGCGCGGCGATGCCGCCGCCGAGGTCGAGCGGCTGCGGGCGCTGCTTGGGGACCGCTACAAGCTGCGGGATATTTGCCCCATATGTCTGGGACGCCTGGAGCCAAAGCCATGAGCACCACAAGCGCAGTCATCAAGCGGCTGCGCGCCGAGCTCCTGCGGCTAGCCGAGGACAACATCAGGTGGCAGAAAGAAAACGAGCGGCTGCGCCAGACCATCAACGATCAGGCCGCCACCATCACCGGAATGTTCCGCGAGATCGAGCGGATGTTGCCTACGCCGGTGCTCGATAAGGATAAATGACGCTGACCTCGTCGTCAGTGCTCACGCCGAGGCTTTTGGCCAGCGCCGGACTCAGATCGGCCGCGCGGCCGGTTTCCGCCTCATGCGGCCCCCAATCGGCAGGGTGGGCCAATCGTGCAACGCCGGTCTTGGTGTTAGTCACCAGCGCCATCTGGCCACTGTTCGCCAGCATATCCTTCGACGTGATATCGTAGTCCCAGCGGCACGCCAGATAGAACACGCTCATATCCATGCGCCGCGCGAGGCCGCTCGTTCCAGGCGGCTGCGATTTCAGGAACAGCCAGGGCGCGTCTTCCACCTCGTAAAAGAATGCCAGCCCCTCGCTCGGGCTGACGCCGGTATCGTCGGGGCCGCCGAAGGTGCTGCACGTTCCGCGCGCGCTGAACAGCACGTCGTCGTCGGGCTCAACGGGATCGGGTGGCTTGATCACGCCGTCGTCGTGGTCGCCCACTGTGGTGATTGCCTCGGAGATTGCTTCTGCAATGACATCGAATTCATCGAAATAGGTTATGCAGTCGGTTTCGTTATCGCCGAAGCAAATTTCCAGAAGGACAGCTACCTCATTCGTGTTTGACAAAAAATACAGCCCGCCGATGCTGTCGTCATTCTTGGCGCCGCGGTTGGTCAGGCCCGAGGCCTCGGCAATCGCATCACAGATCGCCTCGGCATATTCGTGGCCCGCGCTCGACGTGTAGAACACCTCGACGCCGTGGCCCTGACCGTTGCTGGCATTGAAGTGTACGCTGACATCCAAATCGTGCGAGCCCTGCGCGTTGTGAAAATCACAGATGCGCTTCAGGTTCTCTTGCTGGTCGTCGGACACGTCGTCCCAGTAGGTGACGACATCCACGCCGGCCTCCTTCAGATTTTCGCCGACCGCGGTCGTGACCTTGCGCGCCTCATCAACCTCGTCCAGCCACTCCGATGACATGCCGCGGATCTTCTTGCCGTGCCCGGCGCTGATCACAACTTTCATGGCGCAAAGCCTCCCAGTAGCCGCACCCGCAATTCGTTGCCAGCCGGCGCCGATGCCCCAGTGTCGATCGCTATGGCAAAGGTGCGGATTGCCTCCTGCGCCACCGGCGCATCGCGGGTGCCAGAACGTATTTTAAGAAACCCGGTGACAAGCTCCATCCCGATGATGGCGGTGCCCTCGAACACCGTACACATCACCTCGCGGCCGTCCGGCTTCATGATGTCGTTGAAGCCGACGCCGTCGCTCGACGTTTGAAACGTGATCGGCGCAAACGTCCAATCGCCCGGCATGGTAATCTTGATGATCTTGCCGGCGCTGCAATCGAGCGCATCCGACAGGCTCTCGCCTGGCGCAATGTTGGGGCCGTTCAATACCTCAATTGCCATATCATTTCTCCGATGGACAGGTTTGCGGGTTCCAGGCGAGCGCATACTTGCGCGCGCGATTGTGCGCGTTAATGGCGTTGGTAGTGCCGACCTGTGCGCGCGCCGGCTGATCCTGATTCGGGTCTTTCTGCCAAATGTCGAATAGGTGCGTCATCGCCTTCTGCAGGCCGTCATCGATGCCGCGCAACGCGATGTCGCGCACCCGCTCGCGCTCGGTCGGATCGACACAGTCGTAGGACACCTTGCTCACTGCTTCGCGTTCAAAGAACGCGAGCACGGCAAGCGTGATGGCCACAGTGGTGAAGCCAACGACAATGCCGATGAACCGCTCTTGGTTCATCTGATCGGACTACCGTAGACACTAAGGCCGAGGATGCCGGTGAGAATGAACAGAACGAGCCAGCTACCAAACGGACCCCATGTACCAAGGCGATCTCCACCCCAGGGGCTTATGCCAAAAATGCCGAAAACCCCGACAAGCACATAGATCAACCAGAACCAGATATTTGCACCCATAGTTGCCTCCCGGTCACAGATTGTGGTAGTCTGGCGTATGGACGATCTGGAGAAAATCATCGCCGAACTGGTCGAGCGCAAGCAGGGCGCGAGCAAAGCCGAGCGCGCGATGATCAACCGCGTCCTGAACGGCCTGCGCTATTCCTACGAAGATGCCGGCGGCATCTGGGAAAGCCTCGATCCCTTCGGCTGGCGCGCTATTCTTCCGTAGACTTGAACGGCGTCGGCATCGGCGCGCTGAACCCGTACACGGGTATCTCGTTGCGGATGACGCCGCGGCGCACGATCTCCTCCTTCGACATGCCGGTGAGCCGATGCGTGCGCTCGATCGCATCGTTGATGTGGCTGATCATCGGCTTACCCGGAACATTTGGCTTGCCGACCGGGCTCTTGAAGCCGGCCCAGGCCACGTCCTGATAGGCGCCGGGCCGCACGCCAGCCGCGGCGGCTTCCGCATGTAACGGCGCCTCCAGCAGACCGAACGCAGTCTTGCGCGCATTGTTGGCCCTGTTCTTGTCGGCGGAATGCGAGAGCATGCCTTTGGCCATCTGGTCGTCCATCACCGCACGGTCGAGGTCGCCGATGAACGAGCGCGCGAAGTTGTGCATTTTCGGCTGATCGGCGCCCAGGCCGGCATAGCCGCCAGCGTTCCGCATCCGCATGTAGTCGTCCACATTGCTCATCATGTACTGGCCGCTGACCGGAGCAGGGATTTCCCAACCACCCTTCGGCATCGGCTTGCCGGTCTGCTCCAGATAGTTGAGGTAGTGCGACATCAGATAGTTCGTCGTCGGCTGCTGCCCCGAGGTGGTCGCCGCCATACCCGAGGCGAACCGATCGAGGAATGCCTTGCGCCCCTCCTTCGGCCCAAGCTCCTTCACGAAGTCCTTTTCCAGTTGCCCCATGAAGTACCAGTTGTCGGCATTGCCTAGCTCAGTGCCGCGGCGATGCGCCTCGCGCAGCCGCTCGCGCGTGATCGGGGCGTCGATGTCCTTCAGGTAGGTGTCGATCGTAGACTGCCGGGCCGGCTTGAGCGTGAGCGTGTCGACGTTGCGGCCGGGATAGTTGCTGGGATCGACCAGGGTGCGTTTGGTCGGATCGTAGTAGGGATCGTACCCGCCCTTCATGTTCTCGCTGATGCCTTCGCGGGCGGCCATGAATTCGTCGGTTTCGGGCGCG